GGTGTTGTACCCGACGATGTTCGCGCTGGTCATGTTCAGCCCGGTCATGTCCATGCCCCGTGTATAAGACCCTCCCGGCAGTGAAGAGTCGTTGAACAATACGGCCGAGAGCGTGGTAGTGCCTGCGGCAATTTGCGTCATCGCGTCACTGATCGCTAAGCCGGCAATCTGCCCCAGGACCGACGCACTCGCTTGCGAGTAGACAGCCAGGGTTGGCGAGACGGACCCGTGCATTGCCACGTAATACAAACCAGGGTTGATGGTCACGGGAGAGCCGAGGGTAACGGCAACCCTGCCAGCCGAAGCGGTCGAAAGGTTCGCGCTCGCCACACACGTTCCCGGCTTGCCTGCCCCGAGGAAGTTATAAATTCCGATGTCCACCGAGGTCGCCGCCGATCCGGTTCGAACCGCGATCACAATGTCAGTGAACGTCAGGGCCGAATCAAGGTAGACCAAATTGAAATGTACGCGGGTCGCGCTGTTGAGCGTGGCCGTCGTATACCCGCCAGTGCCCGTGTAAAACGGGAAGTCGTTCAATGTCGCGGCAGCACTCGCCATGCCGGCCTGACTCCCACCAGCAGGCGTCGCCCAAGAAGGGACGCCGGCCGCCAGGGTCAAAACCTGCCCATTACTCCCCACCCCTAACCGGGTCGGTGTACCAGACGCACCGCCGTAAATGATGTCGCCACTCGTCGTCATTGGGTTGGTCATGCCAGCGGCAGCAGCGGCCCACGTCGGCACGCCAGCGGTCAACGTAAGAACGTGCCCGTTGGTGCCGGCCGCTAACCGAGTCGGTACGCCAGACGCGCCACCGTAAATCACGTCGCCACTTGCGGTCATTGGGTTGACCATTCCCGCGTTCGCCGCCCACGATGGCACGCCACCCGCCAGCGTGAGAACGTGCCCGTTGGTGCCGGCCGCTAAGCGGGTTGCAACACCAGAGGCACCGCCGTAAATGATGTCGCCGCTACTGGTCATCGGGTTGGCAAAGCCAGTCGCGACCGCCCACGCCACCGCGCCCGCCACCGCCGTCAGAACATATCCGTTGGTGCCGATAGCCAGCCGTCCAGGCGTACCGCTTGCGCCACCAACAATCATGTCTTGCGAGGTGGTCATGGGGTTGGTCATGCCCGTCGTGACGGCGGCCCATGCCGTGCCATTCCACACGTACAGCGCGTTGTCGGCTTTGCTGTAGACCTTCAATCCCTCATGCCGCACGCCCATTGTGATTGCGGTCCCGCTCGAATCATTGCCCGGCACGAACACCCAGCCGGTCCCGAAATAACCAGCGAGGCAGTTCGCCCGGCCTGCCCATGCACCGGTCGGACTGGCGCCGAGAATGTACGTGTCACCCTGCGCGGGGGAGCCGGGCGGAGTATTGAGCGCGACGCTGATAACACCGGTCTGCAAAATTTGAATCTGGTTGAGCGCGGTGTTGTGCGTGATTTCCGGTTGCGCTTGCTGGCCGGCAATGTAGCTGATACCGAGGTCGGCAGATGTGCTCATAAGTTCCTCACACGGTCGCGACGGCGGGGAAGCCCCGGCCGCGAACGTCGCTCAGTTGATAGATGCGAAGAGTGACCGGGTTGCCAGGGGTTAGCCCGTCAGTGGTTTGCTCGGCGGCGGTGTAACTAGCGGCTGGCGTGGTCGCGGAGATCGTCCTGACGACGCTGGCCCCGCTGTAGATATCGATGGAATACGCCTCGGTCAGTTCGCCCAGAGGCACCGGGCCAAGCCCCAGGCCGGGCACTTGCAGACGGGTCCGGCGCACCCAGGACAGCGACAAATTGTTCGAGCCGTCGCGCACACCCTCAACGTGGACCGGCGACTTCGGCATTTTGCCAACGCCGTTATTGGTGAAGGCCTGCGCGGCTGTATCGACTTCGTTCGTCAGGACGCTGACCGGTTTGAACAGCCGCGAGTAATACCAGTCGGCCGGGCCGAATTCTGTACGGCCGAGCGTGGTGCTGCGCAGTAATACGAACACTTCGTTCGTGCCGTGCGTAGTGTTCGCCTCGGTGCCCAGGCGTCCGCGCAGCAGGTTGCTCAGCGTGTACTGACCAGGGCCGACCAGGGTCGCCGTTGCGAATTGAATCACTTCACCACCCTGGCCCGTCGATGGACCCAACCACGCCGCATTGTAGCCGGCGATAACAAGGTCTTCGCTGATGCTCTCCAGGGATGAACCGGCATAGTCGAGCGTCACGGTTAGCGTGTTGCCCCGGTCCCAGAAGTCTGTCGGGCCGACCGGCAGCGCGGCCGGGACATCACCGATCACAGAGCGGACGCCAACCTTGCTCATGCTGGAATAGGACGAGCCGCCATCGATGGAGCGGCGCACATCAGCACCGCGCCAGCCAGCCGACTCTCCAGTGACCACCCAATAGAACCCAGTGTCATCGTTGCCGTCTTGCACAATCGGCATGTCCATCAGCACCAGACGAGTCACGCCAGGGAACTTGACCACGTTGCTCGGCAGGTTGCCGTCCGTGCCGAACGCGGTCGATGTGTATACCTCTGGGTCATCGCGCTGCGCCTCATAGGTAGACACCCCGTTATCACCGCGCGAAATACGGACCACTTTATAGGGGATGATCTGGCCGTCCACGAGCACGCCCAGGACGTCGCCAGAGGCGCGGCGCACCCACTTATCAGTCAGGGAAAACGACACACTACGGCGCGCAGTCCATGCCTCCCATAATGTTCGGTCAGCGATTCGCCGCGCATGATCGACGCCCAACGTCAGCGGCAGCTCGACACTGATAATGTTTGCCGCGTCGCCCAGGTCTTTAAAAGCGCGCTGGCTGTTGATCTGATAATCAAGTGCCGGGTCGAGGTGCGTGAGCGAAACCGTTTTCGGCATCTCCAACGCCGTGACTGCTTTGAATCGCGCCGGCTCGGTCGAGTTGTCTGCCCCCTGGACGGCACCCATGTCGCCCACCGGGACCACGCCCTTCATCCCGCCGCCCCGCTTCACGCAACGCACTTGCCCGGCCTGCTCTGCCAAGTCGAAATTGAAGGCGACGGCGAGCGGTGCCAGCGCCCCGCTTGCCTGGACCGACCGCGCGATCACCAGACCGCGCAGCTCATCGTCCAGACCGGTGATCGAAATGTCATCCACCCCGACACGCCGGGCGATGTCATGCACCACCGACGCCACGTTCGTGACCGCGCTCCCGGCAATTTCCACCTCGATGTTCGGGAGCCGGTTGCCGAAGTCGGCCAACTGCATGTCTTTGAAAACGATGTAGGCCGTATTCCTGTAGGCAGGGGTCGCCGGGTTATAGGACTGAATCCAACTGTCAGGCACCTGCACCGTCGAGCCCGGCCAGAAGTGCATTTCCTCCATGACCGCGTGAGCGCCCATCGCCTTCGTCACTATCTGGCCGTTCACCGGATCGACGGCCGGCAGCGTAAGCCCGGTCGAGTCATAGATAAGTTTACTGTTTGCCCAGATGCGCTTCACGCCGACCATCGTGCCGGCACCCATCGCCATAGCAAAACTAATCCGGTAGCTGTACGTCGTAGTCGTCGCGCCACCGCCGCCACCCTTGCCGCCGCCTGACTCCTCTTCCTCGGCGGTTTCGATTAGACCAGTCGACCAGATGACATTGCCGCTGCAACGGTTTTCAGCGCCATAGATAAGCGGGATGGCGTTGCCGTAGGTCGAGACAATAATCTGCTTATCTTGCAGGCGCGGCCCCTCAAGTTCGGGGCCGTCTGGCGGGTCGATAATCCCACCAACTGTCATGCCGATTTGCGCGCCCATGATTGGGCCGACGGGAGTGAAGAACCCGATAACGGCGCCAGCGATACCGCCGATAACTTGCCCGACGCTACTCATGTGTCGCCCTCAACGTTCGGATAAGCCCACCAGCTTTTGATACGCGCCAGCCACTCAGGCGACAGCCCATGTTCGACAACACCACCCGCCTCGCTATAGGAGTGAATCAGCGTTGCTCCGCCTCGGTGGTCACTGGCAAGAATCGCGAGGTGCATTGGCAAGTCTGGCCGCCACTGTAGCCACGCGATGTCACCCTCTTGTGGCGGGTCATCGAGCGGGCGCAAAAACAGGCGCATCCCTTCGCCCATTCGACGCGGGTTGGGTATGCGGCTGTAACCACCAAACCGCGCCCACGCCTCGGCGTCTTCAGGCAGCGCGCCGGTCACATGACCGACGCCGCGAATCAGCCCGACACAGTCCACGCCGACACCGCGTAGAACCGCCTGATGGTGGTACGGCGTGCCGATCCAGCGCCGGGCCTCGCTGACAATTCGTTCGCGCATGGTTATCCCTTCGCGTCTGGAAACTGGTTAATGGCATCACTACCGGGCACATCAGGGAAACCGCCGTAATCGACCATGTCCGCGTTGAACCGCATATGATCGGTCGGGGATTTGTTACAGCCAGGGGTCGCGGTGTATGTGTCGCCCACCTCAATCGGGTACAGCAGCGGCGACCACAGCACGAACACACCGCCTTCGAACCGTTTGATTTCGCTCGATGCCCCAGCGTTGGCCCCACCAGTGAAGGTCAAAATGCCGAGGTCAAAATGCCCGGCCGCTTCACCGCGCGAACTGTCGATCAGAATCCGCCGCGTTGCCGTATTGCTCGCGGCCGGCACCGACGTCGTTGTGGCCGATCCGGCGACGGTGATTGCCGCCAAGTTGACCGGGCACCGCGAATCAAGCGTCGATCCGAACCCATACCGACACGACGCTGTGAAGTTTTCCATCAGCCCGCGTTGGCGCAAGTTGGCCGATCCGGTCAGCACCTCGAAGCTGAAGCCCTCGGTTCCGTGGCTCATGGTGCCGGTGGTGCCGGCCATGAGGCGGAACGGTGTCTCGCCGCCATGATTGAGCCAAGGCACCATCCACACCTCGAACTTCGCGAAATCAAACAGGCCGTTGTACAGCTCCTGTTCGCTTATACCGACGTCGGAAATAATGCCGATCAGCTCCATGTTTCCGTTCGAGCCGATAGTCGTCGATTGCTCCGTTGCTGTAGCGCTCAGGCTGTTGCATGGCGAATGCACCACACCCCGGAACGTCAGTGGCCGGTCGAGCGACGTGAAGGCGAACACCTGCCCATCGCGACGCGTGATCGTCCAGGTCTGCGCCCATTGCGTGTTACACGGAATGAGGTCAGCCAGGACCAGGGCGGTCATCTGAGTGATAGGAGTATCGGCGTGGAATTCCACCAACGGCAGCGCGGCGAATTGCGTCACCCTCATCGGTGGCGACGGTGCCGCCATCACCAGCGCGGCGAATTGTGTTTCGCGAATATCCGGCAATGGCCCGCCGAGGACCATCGCCGCTAGTTGAGTTACCCGCGATATTCCAGAGCCGGCCCCGAGGACCATCGCCGCGTCTTGTGTTCCGCGAGTCTCGGCCGAAGTTGGGAAAACGGCGGTGTCGCCATTGGTCCCGACTGCAACGTCGTCAATCCTTTGCGGCCCATTTGCGGAATTGTTGCCTAGCCCAGCATAGCCAGTCCCGCTAATCGTCGCGTCGGTGACTTCAAGGTTCCACGCGGCCGGTTCCGATGACAGTTGGCTATCCCAAATTTTTGCTTTGAGCGCGGTTCCGTTCACACGGAAACGCAAACCATAGTATCGACTGTTCACCAGCGTAGGCACCGTGACCGTACCAATGACGGTCACGCCGCCGCTGACGATTCTGAATATCCCGACAGAGGTGTCAGAGGCGTTATAGAAAACATACCCCCCCTCGGTCCCAGCACCGCCCGAGCCGCGCAGAATTAGATAGAACTGGCTCGACGAACTAATGCCGGCGTCGCACCGCCACCGGGCGAATATCTCAGCGTTGTCGCGGTTCGCGTCACCGTCGACGGTATCCCAGGACAACAGCCGACGCGCCGTTGTGGTCCGTGCAAATTCGAGATACTTGCCAGCCGTCGACGGTGCGTCGGCGCGCACAAGCCACGTCGCACCCGTCGAGGTCCAGCGGCTTGTCCACCCGACCGGAGCAACGCCGGCTGTATCAGAGCCAAAGCTGGTTGTATAGATGGTCATCAGGCAGTCCGCGCGACCTTGAATTGCAGGGCATCAACCTCGGATGGCGTGAACGGTGCCGCGCTCGCCGGGTCGATTTGGAATACGTCTTGCCGGTATGTATAAATTTCGGTCAATGCCTTGTCGGCGCCGGCCGTAGTCGACGCCCCGGACACAATCGACACTTGAGTGTTCGCCGTACCGGCCTCGGTCTTGCGCGCGCGCTCCACCATCACGACCGCATTGATGACCGAAATTCCGGCCGGCAAATTCTGGAGTCCGAACTGCGATACAAGCCCCGTTGTGGCGGCGGTGATATAGGTAGTGTCATCGTCAGGGGATGCCTCATCGATGCACTCGTAACCAGTCGCCGCACCCACAGCGGTCCAGTCGGCGGTTGCGGTATTGGCGTCCGGGAACAGGGTCAGCACACGGCGGTCGCCAATGAATGTGTTGTTGTAACTGCTCGTATTGTCGTAGCAAAACAAGTCGTCAATATAATGAGTCTTGTCGGTTTGCGTCCCGTTTGCTGCGCCCCCGATATAGACCTGACTGCATTCGGTTAGCGCAGTATTGCAGGTATCAACCCCGCTAACGCTCAAGACGGTCACACCGTTTACCCGGACCTCAACCGTCCCGACGGTTTGCGAAAACAATACGACCGCCTCGATATGCTGATACGCGCTCGCGACCACGACCGGCGACGACGAAGCGCCGAGTGATGTCCCGCTTCCTGGCACACCGCGCCACGCCTCAATAGTCCCGGTCGACTGAATAACAATACCGAGCTGAGTGGCGTTCGCCGCATCGCTGTACCCAAAAATGCGTTGGCAATTATTCCCCGTCGGAAGCGCTGTTAAATAAAATACCGCGCCTAAACCGACGGTCGTTTTCGCGCCACCCAAGACGCGGCGAACAAAAGTCGCAGCCTGCC